CTCAATTCTTTGTAGGACACACTGCCTCAGCGGTTAACTATCTGCAAATAAACGGTAGTGCAACAGGTAATAGAACAAGCTTTTACGCTTCCGGATCTGACGCAAACGTAGGTATAAATTACAATGCCAAAGGCGCTGAGTACCATGTGTTTACAGCTAACTCTGGTTACGCAAACTTTGTTATTGCGCCTACTGTTAATGCCGTAAATCAAATATATGTGACAGGAGGGGCTACTGGCAATTACCCAAATTTTTCAGCTCAAGGGTCTGACGCTAACATAGGCATTAACTACAATTCAAAAGGAACAGGAACACAACAATTTAACGTTGGGGCTTACGGTGTTTTGCGTCTTGATGGCGGTAGTGCAACTAATCAAAATACGTTGCAGCTTTATTCAGGTTCGGGAGTATTTAATTTTGTAACGATAGGTGCTGATGCAAACGTAACTAATAATTACTACTCAAAGGGTACTGGATTCCACAACTTTGCTACTGGTACTGGACAGACTCAATTTTTAATTAACCACACAGCCTCAGCAGTTAACTATCTGCAAGTAACGGGTGCGGCTACGGGTGGTTCCACGCAACTATCGGCACAAGGTTCTGATACTAATATTGGAATGCAGTTGTTAGCTAAAGGTACGGGGTCTGTTTTTCCAAGGTCAGCAGGTACTACGCCGTTTTATATAGAAAATCCAAGTTACGGCGCTGCATTTGCTGTCACGCAGCCCGGTGGCACAACGACAAACGCCAACTATGTACAAATAACAGCTACGGCAACTGCTGGAAACCCTTCAATTTCTGTTGTAGGCTCTGATACAAATATTGATTTGGTGTTGGTTTCAAAAGGCACAGGTAGCGTTAGAATCAACAATGGTAGTGTTAACCCAGCGTTAACATTAACTACTAGCGGTTCCACTGCATCTTTATTAGTTACTGATACAGGCGGCTCAGGCGCAGGCATAGGGTTGGCTGGTAATGGCGCAACTACGCCAAATAAATACATTCGTGCAGCGGGTGGTGTTTTACAAGTTCTTAGCAGTGCATATAGTGTCATATTCCAGATAAATGATGCCGGAGTTATTCAAACAGGCTCTTGGAATGGTTCGACTATTGGCGTTGCTTATGGCGGTACAGGGTTAACTTCTGTTACTGCCAATCGCCTTCTTTATGGCAATGGAACGTCTGCACTTCAAACTTCTGCAAACTTTACTTACAACGGCACGACTCAAAGTATTAACAGCGGTGGCGTTTCTGCTGCGTTGTCGTTAAACAGTAGTGGCTCATTAGCCACTTTAACTATTGGCGATACTGGTGCAGCTGGCGCTGGAATTGGAATGTTTGGCGATGGCGTAACTACGCCCAATAAATATTTTCGAGTCAATGGCGGCGTATATCAAATTGTCAACAACGCTTACAACGCTGTAATTTTTCAACTATCCGATGCAGGCGCAATTAGCAGTTCTACTTGGAATGGTTCGACTATTGGCGTTTCTTATGGCGGTACAGGCGTAACTACATTAGCTGGTCTTGCCTATGGCAACGGTACATCAGCTTTTACCGCTGCTACCGCTGCTCAAATAGTTACTGCAATTGGCACAAATGCGGTTACCAATGCTACCAATGCTACTAATGCTGGCAATGCAACAACAGCCACAACATTACAAACAGCAAGAACCATTAATGGAGTATCGTTTAATGGTTCCGCTAACGTTACTATTTCCTCTAATACAACAAACACATTAACTCGTGGCACATATTTAACTGGTAATAACTTTAATGGATCGGCTGCAACGACATGGGATGTAGATGCCACAACAACTGCAACTGCTAGTAAAATTGTAGCCAGAGATTCGAATGGTGACGATTTTAGACGTTACGGTTTTGCCGAATACTTTAATATGAGTCATGGGACAAGCGGATCAACAACGGACACTATTTTTTATTCTTCTAGTGATAACTATATTAGAAAGAATAACGCCACAGGTTTGCGTGGGTCTTTAAACGTACCAACACGCACGGGTGGCGATGCTTCTGGCACTTGGGCTATTAGCGTTACGGGTTCTGCTGCTACAGCAACTAGCACACCATACCCTGTATTTTCTGACGATGCAGTATCAAAAGACAACATTACTACTAGAACAAATAGTGGTTTTTATGAATCTATGACTGGAACTTTAGCAGAAGGATGGCCCACAGATAGTGGAGGTTGGCATCATTTGTTATCAACAACACATACTAATGATGCAAATTATTATGCTATGCAATTATCCTCTAGATTTGATACTCAAGATTTTTATTATAGAGCAACCAATGGATCCGGCACTACTGCTTGGTCAAGAGTTCTATTGAGTACGAATTTTAATAGTTTTTCTCCAACCTTAACGGGAACGGGAGCCAGTGGATCATGGGGAATTAACGTAACAGGCTCTGCTGCTACAGCTACAACCGCTACAACCGCAACAAACCAATCTGGTGGAACTGTAAGTGCTACCACTGGCTCGTTTACCGGATTATTAATAGGTGCCTCATCAGCCGCAACAAACGTTAATACTGCTAATGACACTGGATCTTTTTCTGTTAGAGGTAATACCAGCACAATTGCTTCAATGTCCTTCCATAGAACTGGTGCATACGCAATTAACATGGGATTAGGTACGGATAATATATTCCGTATTGGGGGATGGTCTGCTTCAAACGATTGTTTACAATTAACAGGCACAGGAAACTTAACAACTCTGGGTACCATAACATCCGGCGGGAGTTTAACAGTATTAGGAACAACATCACTAGGAGCCGCAGCAGGATCAGAATCCCTACGTGTCACGACTGTTGCTAGTTCAGTTAACTACCTGCAAGTAACAGGCAGCGCAAGCACAACGCCAACCCTTTCAGCACAAGGTTCTGGTGCAAACGTTGATATAATATTGACACCAAAAGGCAGCGGTTATGTTGTCATTGACTCAGCATACTCACCAAACCTGACACTAACAGATGCAGCTACAATTACTTGGGATACTAGTACAGCGGGTGGACAAGTGGCAACGTTTACATTTGTATCTACAAATAGAACAATGGGCGCACCAACAAACTTAAAGAATGGAGGTTTTTATGCTTTAGCTGTAATTCAAAATGCTGGTAGTAACACGTTGACTTGGAACTCAGTATTTAAGTGGGCGGCGGGTGTTGCACCTACATTGTCTACAACAGCAGGGGCTAAAGACTACTTCACATTCCGATCTGATGGCACAAACCTTTATCAACAAGGTATCTCACAGGCGGTGGCATAAAATAATAAATAAACACTTTATAAATATAAAGTAACAAATAACATTAATAAAAATATTTGGAAAAATTATGAACACAACTTATACATGGAAAATTAACAGTCTTTCTGTTATGAATGTACCAGAAGAAAATACAGCAGTAATGAGTAATTTTACCATTTCTGGCGTAGATGGTAGTTTGACTGATTCAGTTACATATTCAGTAAATCTGTTGCCTGCTGATGTTAATAACTTCACACCATATTCAGATATAACTCAGGCAACGGCGATTCAGTGGACAAAAGATGCTTTAGGTACAAGCAGTGTCACAGCAATGGAATTAGAAGTACAAGTAAAAATAGATACACAAAAGATTCCAACGCCACAACCAGCACCATTGCCTTGGGTTTCAACAGAAGATATTAACGTAGCATAAATAGTAGTACATTATTAATACATTAGGAGAATTGAAATGACAGAACAAACTCAACAACCAGAAGCAAAAGATCCAGAACTTACATTGACTCTAAAAATTAGTCAAATTAATGTTTTACTTGCGTCTTTAGATGAATTGCCACACAAGTATAGTCGTGGTATTATCGACACAATTCAACAACAAGCCAATGCTCAAGTACAAAAACTCCAAGACAGTGGAGAAATCCCTAAATTTCAAATGTAATAACATGATTTCTCCTGTTGACTAAATAGAATTATAGGAGAATTCATATGCCAACAATTTCCAATAGAACTGATTTTGTAAAATATTGTCTCAAACGATTAGGTGCGCCAGTTATTCAAATTAATATAGATGATGATCAAATTGAAGATCGGATTGATGATGCACTTCAATATTGGCAAGATTATCATTTTGATGGTCTCCAAAAAGTATACTATATCCGTACATTATCTGGATCACAAATTGTTGCAAATACAAACATCTCAACTAATTTTGCAAATAATTCAAATATAGTCGGTGCAACTTCTGGTGCAGTCGCACAAGTTGTTGCATTTTCTGGCACAAATAATACAATCATTCAAATTAAAGATGCTATATCTAGTAAACCATTTATTGTTGGTGAAACATTAAAGTATTATGATGCTACCATGAATTTACAAAATACTTCTGCAAACGTTGTTAGTTACACGTTAGGAGATATAGATGCACGATATCTAGATATGAGACCATCAATTACAATTGACACATCAGGAAATCAATTAAATATTGTTGGCGTTACTAGAGTATTTTCTTTATCTGATTCTCAATCATTGACCAATATGTTTGACTTGAGATATCAATTACGTTTAAATGAACTATATGATTTTACAAGTTCTTCATATGTAAACTATACGCTCACACAACAGCATTTAAGATCACTTGAACTCATGTTTACTGGTGAAGTTCCTATTCGCTTCCAAAGACACATGCAACGTCTGTATATTGATTGGGCTTGGGGTGCTACTCAAGCTCCAGTTGGAGCAGTAGCTGTTGTTGAGTGCTACGCATTAATTAATCCTGAGGTATACACTGATGTGTGGAATGATCGTTGGATGAAAGAATATGCTACAGCACTAATTAAAAGAACATGGGGTAATAATATTTCTAAGTTTGATAATCTTCAGTTACCAGGCGGTGTTACATTAAATGGTTCTAAAATACAAGAAGAAGCTGTGGCAGAAATTGAACGTCTTGAACAAGAGATGCAAACTAATTACGGGAGTCCGTTAGAATTTTTTATGAACTAATATACAACTAAAATAAATTGTAGGGGATTAAAATCGCAACCAGTCAATACTTTTCAAATTATAACAATCAATCAGAACAACGCCTTATTGAAGACATTATCGTAGAGTCTATTAAGATAATGGGTGTAGATTGCTATTATATACCTAATGACAATAATGCTGCTCGTGATTTATTATTTGGTGAAGATCCAGTCAAAAAATTTGAAACTGCATTTCCAATAGAAATGTATCAATCAAATACAATGGATTATTTAGGAGAAAAAGAACTTTTCTCTAAATTTGGTCTTGAAATTAAAAACAATATCAATATTATTATATCAAAAAGGTCATTTTCGCAGCTTGTTCCACAAAATACGTTTACTAGACCACGTGAAGGTGACTTGATATATGTACCATTTTCTAATGGATCTGGTGAATTATTTGAAATTAAATTCGTAGAAGAAAATAAAGATATGGCGATGCTAGGAAGAAAAGTTGCATATTTTTATGAATTACAATTAGAAAAATTCAAATATTCTCAAGAAGTTATTTCAACTGGTGTTCCAGATATTGATGATGTTGTTACACAATCAGCATATACATTAAATCTAAACTTATCTGCCAACGGTACAGGTAATTACACATCTTCAGAGATTGTGTTTCAATCAACCGATAATACATTGGCCAATGCAAACACATACGCAACAGTACAAACATGGTTTGTTCCATCCAAATTGTTGACTGTAACGAACATATATGGCGAATTTACAGATAATGTTAAAATAATTGGTGCATCAAGTAATGCACAATTTATACTATCAAATTTTGATCCATTGTATGATCCAGCAAGAAAAGAGAATTATGATAATCAAGTTATTAATAATTCAGCAGCAACAATTGTTAATAATACAGAAATAAATCCATTTGGTAAACTATAATGGCAAACATTTATTATAATAAAAGTATCAGAAAAATAATTGTAGGATTTGGAAACATTTTTGATAATATAACACTCGTTCGTTATAATGAAGATGAATCTGAAGCTGAACGATTTATTGTACCTATCGCATATGCATCAAAAGAAAGATATGTAATGCGTTTGGAGGGTGATGAAAATTTGGATAAAAAAGTACAAATGACTCTACCTAGAATGGCATTCGAAATGAATGGCATTAGTTACGATTCATCACGTAAACAAAATACAAATATTAAATCCTTTGCACAACAAACTAACAGCAGTATTACTTCACAATATAATCCAGTACCTTATAACTTTGATTTTTCACTATATATCTATGTCCGAAATATTGAAGATGGTTCACAAATTATTGAACATATTTTACCATTCTTCACACCAGACTATACAATTAAAATAAACATGGTACCTGAAATGGGTATCATTAAAGAAATACCTGTTGTATTAAAAGATACTCAATACGAAGTTGAATATGAAGGTGATAGAGATGGTGATACCCGTGTTATTATTTGGACATTAAATTTCACCGCGCATGGTTATATCTATGGCTCTTCAACACCTAATGCATCAATAATAAGAACAGCTATTACTAATGTATACGATAACATTACCGGAGATAATACGGTGGTATTTAATATGGCTAATACAGGTAATGGTATATATCAGACAGGCGAAATTGTTTATCAAGGTTATTCGGTAAACACTTCTTCAGCATCAGGCAAAGTTGTTCAATGGAATACAATTAAAAAAGAGTTATATTTAACTGAGTTACAAGGTAATTTTATATCAACACAACCAATCAAGGGTATAAACACAAATGCAAATTATGTATTTACCTCATACGATGTTGCACCTTTAAAATTTGCCAAAATTGTTGTTGTTCCTAATCCAACAACAGCTAACGCTAATAGTAATTATACATATACCACTACTATAACAGAGGCACCAAACGCATAAAATGAATACTTTTGATAAAAATATGGAAAAAATATTTGATGTAGTATCAGTAGAAGAAAAAAAAACTCAGGTAATTACAACAAAATATAATGAACCAACGGATATGCAACAGGATTTAACTGATGCATATCAACAATCGAAAGAAAATCTCCAAGGCATTATTGATCAAGGTCAAGAAGCTATGGCAGAAATTTTAGAGATTGCTAAACAAGGACAACATCCTAGGGCTTTTGAAGTGTATGGTACTTTACTCAAAAACATGGTAGATGCTAATAAAGAACTTTTAAACATACAAAAACAAATGCGTGATATGGATAATGTAAAGAAAGAAGTAAATAACACTACTATAGATAAAGCCATATTTGTTGGAAGTACTTCAGAACTAAGTAAAATGTTAAAAAATAAAGAATAATATGACTTTAGGTAAAATTTCGTATCGTGATAATCCACTGATCAAACGTGTTGGTGTGGATATTAAATACACTCAAGAACAAATTGATGAGTATATTCAATGTTCAAAAGATCCAATATACTTTTCAAAATATATAAAAATTATTACACTTGATCATGGTTTAGTTCCTTTTGAGATGTATGATTTCCAAAAAGAAATGATAAATTTATTTCATAATAATAGATTTGTTATTACTAAGTGCCCACGTCAGGTTGGTAAAACAACAACATCAATTTGTTATATTCTCTGGACAATTCTTTTTCAGCATTCACAAAATATAGCAATATTGGCAAATAGAGGTCAAACTGCAAGAGATATTCTTGGTAAATTACAGTTAGCATACGAAAACTTGCCACTTTGGATGCAACAAGGTGTAACTGATTGGAATAAAAGCTATGTTGAATTAGAGAACGGATCAAAGATTACCGCATCATCTACATCTTCATCTGCTGCTCGTTCTGGTGCATACAACATTGTTTTCCTTGATGAGTTCGCCTTTGTGCCATCAAATATAGCTACAGATTTTATAACTTCAGTTTATCCTGTGATTACTTCTGGTACAAAAACTAAAATTATTATAGTATCAACTCCAAATGGTATGAACTTATTTTATAAACTTTGGATGGATGCAATAAACAAAAAGAGTAATTACGTTCCATTTGAAGTTCATTGGTCACAAGTCCCAGGTCGTGATGAAGCGTGGAAAGAAGAAACGATAAGAAATACTTCTGAACATCAGTTCCAACAGGAATTTGAAACACTTTTTCTAGGTAGTTCGAATACTCTAATTTCAGGTAAAAAACTTCAACAAATTGTTTATATTGACCCAATACTTCAACATGATTTAATAAAAATATATGAGCAACCAGTTAAAGGTGATGATGAAACAACAAAAGATCACTTATATTGTATTACAGTGGATGTATCAGAAGGTCGCAATTTAGATTATTCTGCTTTTTCTATTATTGATATATCTCAAACTCCTTACAAACAAGTAGCTACATATAGAAGCTCATCTGTTTCAGCAATTTTATTTCCAACAGTAATATATAATGCAGCAAAATTATATAATGATGCATACATTATTGTAGAAATTAATAATAATTCTCAAGTTGCTGATATTATTCATCAAGACTTAGAGTATGAAAATTTATTAAAAATTATAACAGGCAACAAAAAACCACAACAACTATCGACTGGTTTTGGTCGAGGCGTTCAAATGGGTTTAAAAATGTCAGCCCAGGTAAAAAGAATCGGTTGCTCTAATTTAAAAACATTGATTGAAGGTAATAAATTAGTAATTAATGATTTTGATACATATTCAGAACTAACAACTTTTATTGCAAATAAAACATCATTTTCTGCGGAATCTGATGCTAATGACGATTTAGTGATGACTTTAATAATTTTTGCATGGGCAGCCACTCAGAAATATTTTAAAGAACTTGTATCACATGACATACGCAAACAATTTCAATTAGAACAAATGAATCAAATTGATGAAATATCCCCACCAGCTTTAGTAATAGATGATGGTCAAGAACATAATTTTGATATATTTGACGGTGATGTGTGGGAAAAAGCAAATTCTGGGGAGACATATTCAGGGTACTTTAAAGAAATGCACTGGTGATCTCTAAATTCTAAGTTTCATAAATATCTAATAATATATAGAAATATATTTCAATAAAGGAGAAAAATATGGCATTCCAAGTTTCCCCCGGAGTATCAGTATCAGAAGTTAACTTAACACAAGCTATTCCTGCAATACTATCTACTGCCGGCGCATATGCAGGTCCATTTGCTTGGGGACCAGTAAATAAAATAATTACAATTTCAACAGAACCAGGTCTAGTTTCATCATTTGGACTTCCTGATAATAATACAGCTATTTCATTTTTCTCGGCCGCTAGTTTTTTAGCATACGGAAATAATCTTCAAGTTGTTCGATCTGCAAATTCAGCTACGTACAATGCCGTAGCAAATACAACAGCAACACCTGTACAAATTAAAAATGAAGATGTTTTCTTTTCATCATATTTGAATCAGAATAATGCAAATACATATGGTTCTTGTGTAGCACGTTATCCCGGTGTTTTAG